ATGCTGTTATCCGTTTCTTACCTGCACCCGAAGGTGAGGATCTACCCTTTGTAAAATTATACTCCCATGCCTTTCAAGGTCCTGGTGGTTGGTATATTGAAAACTCTCTGACATCACTTGGTCAGAAAGATCCTGTTTCTGAGTACAACACCCAACTCTGGAACAATGGCACAGATGCAGGGAAAGAAACAGCACGGAAACAAAAACGTAAACTTACTTACATGAGTAACATTTACGTTGTGAAAGATCCAGCAAATCCTGAGAATGAGGGCAAGGTATTCTTGTTCAAGTATGGTAAAAAAATATTTGACAAACTCACTGCAGCAATGCAACCTGAGTTCGAGGACGAGGAAGCAATCGATCCATTTGATTTCTGGCAAGGTGCTAACTTCAAGTTAAAGGCAAAAAATGTAGCAGGATACAGAAACTATGATAGTTCTGAGTTTGCTGCTGTAAGTCCATTACTTGATGATGACGATGCTCTTGAAGCATTGTGGAAGAAACAATTCTCACTCGCAGAGATTGTTGCACCAGAACAGTTCAAAACATATGAAGAACTGAAAAAAAGATTAGAGTATGTTCTTGGAAGTAAAAGACCTGCTCAAGATCCAGAAGTCTTCGATGAAGATGATGATCGTGGTGAAGCAGAAGAGTTAGTAACTGCTGCTGTATCCGCACCTCCAACTACCTCAACGGTAGACAAAGACGAGGACGATGCATTATCGTACTTTGCGAAACTCGCAGAAGAATAATCATACAGGAGGTCAAACGACCTCCTTTTTTTATGGTAATGTTATATTAGTATTTTCTGTTTGTATCGTATTTTTATCTAAGTATTCTGATGACTCTGAGTATGTCATAATTGATCTCATATCGTCTAAAAATTGTTGTAAATATTGTTCTTTTAGTATAAAAATATTTCTTTTTTTATCATTTAAACGAGTTTCATATTCGTAATTACTGATTCCAACAACAGGATTTAAAGTTGCAGTTGGAGTTGCTGGTTTTGGTATTGTAAAATTACTATCAACAACTTTTCCTTTTGGTAAAATTAATCTACCACTTGAATCTTTCACCTCTGTTGTTTCAAAAAATCTTGTTGAATTTAAACTTTTACCATATTTTTCAAATGAATAATCATACAAATCTCGATTACTTAATGGCCACTCATTTCTGATATTTAATATTCCAGCCGTTGTTAATACTACCCAATCAAAAATAGCACTCCCATATAAATCCTCTGCCACTGTGTCAGGTCTTGCACCTTCAGGTATTTCATATTTTTGAAAAACTGTAAAGTTATTAAATAAATCATTTCTGACTTTAACTCTACGAAAAATATTTTTTACCTCTATAAAATCAAGAGAAGATGTTCTCTCTGGTAAAAAAGAAGGGTAAAGTAGATTAGGTAATTCTCTAAAAAATCCCATTAGTATCCTACTGCCTCTGTTCCTGGTCTTGTATCATAATCTACATCATAAATTGGTTGAATCTCTTTAAATGTTAAATCTAAAACCATTGATACTGGTGTTCCATCATCGTAAGTTGTATGCACTCCTTCACCTGTATAGTTTACTGAACAGTTTTCTAAGAAGCACTGTTTAAAACGATTTAAAAATGGATGATTTTTACGACCTGATCGATACCTTAGTTTGAATACATTTGGTGTTTTGAGAAACCAATTACCTGATGAAAGACTACCACCCTGTGCTTGTGGTGCCATATTTCTTTTAAAAGCACGAATAATTAATTTTACCTGCTGTGCTTCTTTTTCATTTCTTGGGGTTAACTTAAAATTAAATCTAAAATTACGTAATGTAGGACCATTAAATAATAATTCCATATTTGGATTTAATATCTCACCATTCCCTCTTGCTAATAATTGATTTACAGTAACGTTTGCACCAAAAACGTTTACTGCTTTTGCAGCTAAGAATTTTGTTAAAGCATTTGTAGCTGCTGCTTCAGTTCCAACCCCTCCCACGACACTTTCTTTTGCTTTTTTAACTTGTGCAGTTACTTGTTGAACTCCGAAGGGATCTTCTTTTTTACCAAGTTGAGTCATCATAATACCTTCTGCAGCTTGAACACCTGTTGCCGCCAATCCGTTTAGACTTGATGATCCATACTCAACTTGATTTGTATCTTGCAAATTTGAAGGTATCGGTAATAAAATTGTTCCATTATTAATCAGTGGTTTTTTTGATAATCTATCAGGTGTTCTACGACCTGCACGATCTGATCCAAAATAATTTCCTGTTACATACCTATTTCTAGAACCAGGTGCAGTAACGTAACCCTCACCAATAGGAACATATTCTTCAATATCAATTTGCAAATAATCAGTGTGTTCTGTTAACGCTTCTAGTGGATATCTTAATACACCACCTCTTCTTTTCTTTGAGTATCTTCTTAATCTGCTCTTTGTATCTTTATTAACTCTCTCAGAAAACGCTGCTATATCAGCTTCTTCTTCAAAATCAAAATTAATTTTTCCTATTTCACTGGTATCAAAATATTGACTAGTAAGTGATTCCGTGGTAAATTTTTCTGAAAAACCATTATACAGATCAGCATTACTAAGTTTTTTTTCTGTTTTTTCAGACATATATCTCTTTTTTAGTTATTTATACGGAATTTTGCAAATGGTATAGTATTTAGGTCTTGTAACTCCTCATTTGTAACTTGATAGAGTTGACCTACCACTTCTTGAAAGGTATATGATCGAGATTGACCCCAATGAAAGTTAATACCTTTGAATCCCCAATCAAATATATTTGTAACTGCCACTAATGGGTTTTGATCATAACGACCTGGTGTTTTTGGTTGATACACAAATACATAGATCTTGCCAACTTCGGGGATTGATGCTATACTATCACCTAAAACATCCATGATTTCAATCATGAGATCATCGGCATCTTCAGTTCCGATAATATCATCTACTAGTGGGGATATACGACTCATTTGATTCCTAGTTCATTTTCAGTCATCACCTTAAATTCCCATAAACGATCTTCACAAAACTCTGTTGCTGCCTTCCATTTTGCTTGGTTCTTAGCGTATTCATAGACTTCTCTTAAATAACTTTTGGTCTGTCTTTTGGGTTTTTTTGGTTTTTGTGTTTGTTTAAGTGGTTTTACTTCTATTAAATATGTTTTGATGCGACCAGTATTTTCTTGAACCTTAATATAGAAGTCAGGAAAATATCTATGTACTCGATTATCAACAGGAGAACGATAAGGTAATGCGATTTCTTCACTCCCCCATTCAAGTATTTTATCACTCTTGTCGCAATAAACCATGAATTTCCTCTCCCAAAGTGATCTGTAAATGATGTTTGTGGGATCACCTTTATACTTTCTTGGATAAGAAGGATAATATTTTCCTTTATATGACATAAATAGAAATAACAATCATACTTATTTAGAGTGGCAGAGACAACAATAAAACCATATAACCTTTCGGTTGCGAAGAGTATTATAGGTCCGTTAGCACAGACAAATCATTTTTTGGTTACTTTTTCATCATTAACACCAGCTGTTGAGACATATCTTGCTAATTATACAGGTATAAGAAATATAAAAAATTTTTTATCAAGACAACTAGGTATATTATGCAGTGACGCATTATTACCAACTTCAACTTTGGCAACAGCAGAAGTGAAAGATAATTTTATGGGTATTCCACAGCAATTTGCTCACACTAGATTCTATACTGATATAAGTTATTCCTTTTATATTGATGAAGATTATACACTACTTAAAATTTTTGAGGGGTGGATGGAGTATATATCGAGTGGTGCAAATAATAAGGTTAGACAAGATCATCGAGCATTTTATAGAAGAATGAGATATCCTGATTCATATAAGTGTAATACAATGTACATTAACAAATTTGAAAAAAATTACAAACGAACACTTAGATATAGGTTTGTTAATGCCTTTCCTAAAAGTATAGACACTATTCCAGTTGCGTATGGTGCTGCTGATATACTTAAAGTTACTGTAAACTTTAATTATGACCGCTATATAGTAAACGGTTAGAAAACCCATATAAATAATTTTAATGAGTTGTAACAAACATTATGCCTTTACCTAAGATTAATACTCCAACTTATGAGTTGGTTTTACCTTCATCAGGGAAAAAAATTAAATATAGACCCTTCCTTGTTCGAGAAGAAAAAATTCTTATAATGGCTCTCGAAACAGAAGATACAAAGCAAATAACTCAATCTGTTATTGATATATTGAGTTCTTGTATCTTAACGAAAGGTGTGGTCATAGAAAAACTTGCA